AGTGAAATTGATACGATAACGTCCGGTATCTGTTCGCACGACGCTGGCGACGTTGATGCTTCGATCCAACGAAGGGGTGGCTGGCGTGCTAAACTCCGCCATAGCGGCCACATACAAGACATCTCCGGCGGCTGCCCCAATACCACCAGATGCCTCAACATCTCCCGGAACCCACACGCTGTTAACGTTGTCCCAGAGCAGGGCTTGGCCATCGGTTGGTGGTGTGGTTGAAGTGTCTACGTCGGTCAGCCCGTTGATTGCACTGGCCCCACTCGCGCCCGAGACTTGGGCGAAGGTGAGAGCCGTCGTATCAACAGTAATTGGTGCGTCAGTCGTGCAGTTCCAGAATGTATCTTCGTTAATCGTTCCTTCACTGACAAACAGAGCGTAGTTGATGAGTTCGTCTTCGCTGTCAGCATCCTCGGAACGAATCGCCGCGCCGGTAGCCTGCACGACATAGACACCATTTTCAGCCGGGGCTGTCTGATCTTTGATGAGCACGCGGTCGCCGGTGACAAGCGTAACTCCATCGAGCGTGTCCCCATTCTCCAGTTCAGTCGCAATGTCTACATTTGCCGTGGACGCAGCGCGGGCGCGGAAGGTCGCAGAGTTCGTAGGGAGATCAACAAACTCAAGACCATCTTCGGCATTCTTTACGACGACATAACGTCCGGCCTGTCCGGTATAGGCATTCGGGGTGTCATCGAGATCATCAAACCCACTTACGGGAGCGGCCCCCGACCCGACTGTGACACCCATCAGGTCGAACGAATCGGTAGCCACTCGCTTAAGCGTGGCCGTGCCACCCGTGGGAATTGAAAGCGAACCACTCGGAGGCGGCGTGATCGTTACGCCGGTCGCCGGGACGACAGTCAGATTGTTTCCGCCCTCATTGTGAAGATGGAACTCAGCGTCCGTGTCGATCGCGTGATTCGCATCAGTCCGGACATTCAGAGTTTTGACGTTTCCGCTCGTGAAGCGGATATACTGGGTGTTCTGTGTGTTAGCGAGATCGGAAGTTTCTGTCGATACGACGACACTCTCGGTAACAACCGAAGCCGGATCGGCCGGTTCCCACACGCTGTCCACATCATTCCAGACAAGAATCTGTCCAGCGGCGGGGGCCGCCGTAGTCGTGTCAACGTCGGTAAGATCGCCAATCCCTGCAACCGGTGTTCCGGGCTCCCAGCGGCTCGTGTTGTCATTCCAGACAAGAGTCTGTCCGGCTGTGGGCGGATTTGTGGTGGTGTCCGTATCCGTCAGGGTGGCAATCGACGGAGTGGCACCTGCCACCTCAGCCCATGACAAAACAGTTGTATCAACCGTGATCGGGGCATCAGTGGTGCATTGAAAGAACTTGTCAGCGTTGACCGCGCCCTCGGCAATGAAGACCGCGTAGCTGATAAGCTTATCTTGCTCGTCGGCATCTTCGGCACGCACGGCAGCGCCCGAAGCCTGAACGACGTAGATGCCGTTTTCTTCACCAGTTGTTTGGTCCTTGAGAAGCACGCGATCGCCAGTGGCCAGCGTCACGCCATCCAGCGCCATTTTCAAGCTCGGACGCGAGGACCACGTTCGCTGTGGACGCGGCGCGAGCCTTGAACACAGCGCCGGTGGCTTCGGGGTTACGTGGAACCCATTCGCCAGCGTTGTTGTCCCATGCAAGCACCTGTCCTTCGCTTGGAGGTGACGAGGTGGTGTTGACATCGGTAAGGTCGTTGATGCTTTGGGCAACGTCGCCCGGTTCCCACAGGCTATCCACAGCATTCCAGATAAGCGTCTGGCCTGCCATGGGAGGGGTGGCAGCGGTATCAACGTCCGAATGGTCGTTGATTACCGATTGAACCCATGCAGCGCTCTTGCGGACAAACGCCGTGCCGTTGTTTGGCGCTTCCGGAATCGAAGTGAGCGGTTGGCCGTTGATCTTGAAAGCTTGGCTTGCAACCGGGCCCCACACGGTGGTGGTGCGGGCACCTGCATTGACCCACGAAGCCCCATTCCAATATTCGATTGTGAAGCCAAGAGGCGTAAAGTCCGGGAAATTATTGACCGGGAAAAGGCGCACGGTTCGCGGCGTGACCGGAGTGCCAAAGTCATACTCGATCCAGATCGCACCGACGAACGTGTCCTCGGTCAGCCACCCGTTGCCGGGATTAGTGCTGCCGTCAAACGCGAAGCTTGCCTCATTTCCCGTCTCTTCATTCGACGCCGAGGCGGTGCCCGATCCCACGAGATTGGTGCCGTCCACATCGAGCCACTGAATCTCGCCGAAACCGACTTGAGGGTCCGACCCCGGTGTGTCAATGCTCAAGCGCCAGCGTTGGGCGGCAACAAATTCGACCGCTTCCAGATCGGGGAGGTCGATGAACTCGACACCATTCTCCGCGCCGTTGACAACGACGTAGCGGCCGCCCTGTCCAGTATAGTCGCTTGGTGCATCAGCGAGGCCAAGGAAAGTGGTGACAATGTTAAGGTCAACCCACTCGACGCCATCCTCGCCGCTGTTGACAACTAGATACTTACCTGCGTTGTCGGTGTAGGCCGGGAACACAGCAGCATCCACGAACTCAAGAGCGTTCTCGGCTAGGTTGGCAGAAAGAAAACGACCGGCTTGACCGGTGAGTGTGCCCGGCGTATCATTGAGCGAAACGAAGCTGACGGTCGATTGCGGCTCCGCCGCGACGATAACATCGGTGCCTTCCATGGCCGCCAGAAGGCGCGTTTCGTTGTTCGGGATGTCAACGGTCACGCCCGGAGCGCCGTTAAACTGAACTTTCAGCACTTCACCACTGATGTTGCGAACTGCAATGATGCGGCTAACCGGGTTCGTGTTGATCGTGGTGGGAAGTTCGAGAGTGGACGAGGCGGTAGCGCCTGTAGCTTCGAAAATGAAAGCCGAAACAAGCTGGCTGTTGCTGAGAAGCACAGTTGTAGCCGCCGAGAAGTCAACCACCAACTTGGCGTTGGTTGCGTTCTCAAGCGCCCCGATCGCATCGTTGATCGTGACTTCTTTGTTGTTCTGGCTTGGGGTGACCTGTGTGATCCCAAGGAGGGGAGTAGTTGCCATTTAGGTCCTCTAAAGTTGACGCACTGTATACTAAAAATTGCGCTTCGTGTCAATACAATTCTGTGATGTTCCAGAGCCCGGTGCCAATACGGGTGGCTTCAAACCACTTGGGAATGCCTGTCACAGCACCTATCTCAGCCGCATAAACCAGAATGGTGTCTTCACCATCGAGATCAACCAGTGGGAAAGTGAACTCGTTGGGGAGGTCCGCTCCCGAAGAATCGAACAAGCTAAACTCACCCGTGATGTCTGGTGTGAACGCAGCGATACCAGCAACATCACTGACCCCGCGCCCAGCCCATACTCGATAAGCGATCTTTGCGCTTGGCTTATCACCTTCCCGATAATGAATCGTGCCAACACCATCGGTCAACGGAAACACTACACGCGAACGACGCTGCATTGAGACGGTGACCGTGGTATCATCGTCGGTAACTGCCACATCTTCTGGAGAATAGGGCTGGAGGTCGCGTGGTGTGAGGTCGTATGTGCTAGTTTCAGCCTCATCAATCTTGGTTCCGGGCGGAACAGCCTTCAACTGAATTTGGAGGTTGTAGGCTTCGGGCGGCCGGGCCTGAATAAGGAAGGCATCCGGATCGAGGAGGATGAAGGTCTCGCCTTGAAAATGGTCGTTGACAGCATCGTTAGTGCCGCGCCGTCCTCGCAGAAGGCCACGAAGCGTCCACGATCCATCAGCCTCTTGTGTCGCCTCCCGGAACTGAATGATCTCCCGACCAACAAGTGCGGCGTTCGTTTGAGTGTTCAGCATATCCTCTTGCGTGATCGACTCAAGCATGACAGCCGGGTTCAGGATACGGACGCGGAACTCGGTCGTGTTGTCTGTCGCCGCCCATGATGTCGTAGGTGGTAGCACAGTTTGGCAGAAACCAGTGACAAGACGATTGTTGATAATCCCGAGATTGGCAAAGTCGAAGCCGTCATTAATGAAGAGCGCCGCGCCTGAGAAATTGATGGCGTTGGAACCAACCGCCAGATATACCTGAGCGTTCTCGTTTGCATCGTAGTCAATATCCCGTAGTAAGGGTGTGTTGACCGCATAAGGCGCTGCCGGATAATTAAGCCCCAGTGTCGGGAGCGGAATATCCGAGAAATTTCCAGTCAGGTCCGACTGGTAGGTGGTTGCCTTTTCGCTCACGGCCTTAATATCGATTGCGAAATTGGCCCCGACCAACGACTCGGTAAAGCGCATCTGGTAGACAGTCCCACTTTCGAGAACCACCGTGGCCACATCGCTAGGATCGTATTTCAGGTAGCGCCATGGGAGCGTGAAATCGAAAGCGGTGCGGTTTGCCCAGTGCATCTTGAGAAGCTTGTCGGCGCACTGCTTGGCTTGGTCTGGTGTCCAAACGATAGGTAGGTCGATAATGTCTTCCTTACGGGAGAGCATTGACGGAACTGGTCCTGAAATACGCTTTTGCGTCTGTGAGCCTTGTTGGTGATCACGCGAAATGTCGTAGAAGTTCACAGTCATTCGCATCGGCATGTCAAGCTCTTGCGTCACCGTCTCCTTGACGACGAGATTGTCGCTGTCGCGTGCAATCCAATCCTCAGGGATAGTTACCTGCGAAGCGTCGCCCCGGCTGCGAAAACGAAGCTTGTAGTCGCTCTCGTATCCATCGAACAGAAAGCCTGTTGCAAGCTGCCGCAGGACATCGCGGGCTGAGGTTTCGCGATCGATCAAGTAGCCCGTGATAAGATCGTCGTTAAGCCCGGATACATCGTAATCATCGATACCTAGCACACCTGTTCGATCACAAATATCTGCCACCACATCTGCGATGGTCAGATTGGCGACACCACCGCGAAAGACGATACGAATGGCGCGGTTTTCAGTTTTCGTGAGCAAGCTCGCAGTCTCATCATCCCACTGGCTTCCTGAAAAAGCGGAAAATTGATTACCACCGAAGATACCATCAACGGCGACTTGATTGACAAACTCACCAGTTTGCAGATCGATTTCGAAGATGTGAGGGCGTGTGGCCACACTTGTCTTGTCAATAGCCCAGCCGAAAGTGCCGCCTGCGATGCGGGAATACTGCATACTATTCGAAGGTAGCTTAATATAACCCACTTCATCTTCGAAATAGATACGAGCAAACTTGTAGGTTCCAGTCGAGCGCTGGTATTTGAAAGCTGCCACTTCCGATCCCTGCGAACTCGTTACAGTGCCAAGAGTAAAGATGCAATCGTCTGTTTGGTCATACAGGCACACACGTGGACTGTAGGACCATGCTTCGTCGCGGAACTTTTCACTGGGAGTGCCGAACGCATTGAGGTTTAAGTAGCTTACGCTGTAATCTTCACCTGAGACCCACTCAGGTCCGTTTGGTGTATCGCGAACGGAGAAGTTAATACCACCGCTGATATACCACTGTTGAATTTGAAGGCTGCCGCCTGATCCACGCCATCCGATAATGTCGCTGTTACCGGTTCCACGTCGTCCCTCGACAAACGCTGAGGGCTCCCAGTCTACACGGAAGCCTCCTGCCATCGGCCACGCCGCTCCTTCACGAAGAATCCACACATAGCGAGTCCAAGTCACGGTCAGAAAGATATTCGAGCCCCCAGTGCGGCAGAATCCGATCTTTCCAAGGTTCCCCACCCCGTAAGATTCACTTTCTCCAAAACCGCTGGCTTGGCTGTTGGCTGAATAACTGACAAATCCGGACGTGCTGTTCGACGTGATACCATAGGTGCCCGTCTTACTCATCGTGAAAATGTTGTGTTGTTGGATAGGTGCAGAGTTTTGCAGACTTTCGGTTGACAGGAAGATTCCAGTTCCTTGTAGATACTTTCTGCGACGCGAACTATTCCACATCCAGTCGAGACTTGCGTTTGCGTTGATTTCCGTCATGGTTTCCAAATCAAACAGAAAAGCGCCATTGGTATCAGCCATGAACACAACGCCCAAATCCCAGTCCGGAAACCAGCTTCCACCGTTCCCATTCGAATGAAGGTCTTCACCATTCGGCTCTTTGGCTTCTACGTTCGGGAAGTTGCGGTTTGGGTTTCGAGTCACCTCAAAGGTTAGTTGAGGAATCCGATTGCCGTAATTTTCCAATTGCATGTTCTCAAACACACAATATGCCAGACCACGGTGGGCCGATACATTTCCCGCTCCTTTATCAGCCTCGATAAGGGAATCCGGAAGTTGATTTTCGTCGCCGAGATAGATACGGAGCCCGTAGCTCTCATCTTTGCGACGCCCTGTGGTTACGGCAGAGACCGTTACCGCGACACGCGATCCTGCCGTTCCGGGAGCACCCGGCGTCCGGGTTGATCCCGAGGTTGTGTCATAAATGAGTTTGCCATCAGCCCAGATGCGAAGAATGCTATCGATTGGTCCCTTACACATTCCCATCGCGAAGCTGGCATCATACGAATATGTGGTCTGCTTAGGTCCGCCCTTACCGGCTCTGGTGGTCTCCTTAGTTTCGCGGATGCCTGTTGTCCAGAGCATGTTGCCGCCGATACGAACGGTTCCATAAATCTCTGGGATAGGCTTACCGTATGTGGAAGCAGAAACCTTAAGATCGTTGAGGCGCGGTCCTTGTGTGGTAGGCCCGAACAAGGACTGACCCACCATTCCACCAAGCGTCATGCCGATAGATGCACCAAGTGGTCCACCTACAAGGAAACCTGCGACGCCGCCGACTACTGTTGTTACGAGTTGACCCATTAAACGAGGTCCTTGATCGAGCGAATTGCGAAAAGACGACGTGGCCAGTCGTGGATAAAAGGCTCTTCCATGACAATACCTGTCCCAGCGTAGGCGTGGATTAATGTAGTCACACCATTCTTCTCTGCGAAGATGCCTGCATGACACGGCTGGGTTCCATCACGAAATACGCCAAAGTGTCCCGGCACGGTTTCTGTCTCGGGGTTCGAATTAGCAAAGATGTGGCCAATGAACTTTTGAGGGTCCGGAGTTCGGCGATAGCCGGGCATATCAGGGATTTCGAGGCCAAGGTCCCGAGCGGCCACGAGAATGAGTCCTACACAGTCAAGACCGTTACGAGAACGGCCTTGGTGGACCCAACGGACACCAAGCCAGTTGCGAGCCGAGTTAACATAGTCCTGCTTGCTAGGTTGCATCTGGATACCGCATAAATTCATCGTTACCGGGGATGTAGTCTTCCGCACGGCGGTTCGCTACATTGTCATAAAGCTTACAGGAGGCGAGTGATCGGTCGCATCCCTGCGCGATGTCGAAAAGATCACCGGGCTCGATAGTGTAGGACATACCCTCGAAAAGATCGATGGTGTTGGTCTCATCGTCGTAGCCAATAATTTCCACGACCCGACCGGCATTCTTTCCCGAAAACCAAGTGATCGTGCCACCCACGTAGGTCGAAGCGCCTGTAAAAGGCACTGGGAGGTCTTGCGGTGTCTCAGCGATATTAATCGGACCCTGCCCGCTTGATCCAAAAGCAAACACGGCTGATTGACCATCAGTGGTGAAATTGAATGCGAAACTGGCGACGGTATTCCAAACCGACCCATTGACAGGTTCGGTGTCGAGCCACTGAATGTCGAAGGATGACGGGGCCAGTCCGGCTTCTCCCGCGATTACCTCAATCTGGGCAATATCGATCGCGGACCCAAAATCAATCCACCAACGAACGTCAGCAATGTCGATGTCCTCATCATCTTCACTTTCGTTATTCCACGCGGAGTTGAAACCCCAAGTGGTGTGGTATTTCCCATCCCGAAGACGGCGAGGGCTGTCTGAGTTTAGTCCATCAGGAATGTTATCGAATGCCGTCCCGCCTTGAATGAGGTTACCATCTTGGTCGCGAAACCGGAGTTGCGCAAGAGCGAACCACGTGCCATTCGGGATGCCGTCCGGCCTGAACGACCAATAACGGTGAGCCCCTTCGCTTGTGCCAACTGTGGGTGCGTCTGGGATGTCCGACGCTGTGAACTGCGATCGTCCATCACTGGTGGTCGTTACAGTGCCGCGTCGCGTGTAATCCGCGATGTCTAGCTTGCAGCGGTCATCACAAAAGTCCGCCCGACACTCGGCCGAGTAAACTTCGATCCAGTTGTGGGTCAGCGCTTGAGCGAGGCCCCGAATTTCCGTAACAAACGTGCCATTATCGAGAAGAGTGACTTCACCAAACCACCCACGACGAACACGCAAGGCTCCAGTGTCCGGAGCTTGCCAGTTGACGATAAAGACATACACGTCGGCCCGATTGAACAGCCCGGCGCGGAGTTCTTCATCCCTGATCTTTTCGGAGTCCAAAATGCCAGACACATCGAGGTTAGACACACCAAAGTCCGAAGTCGATTGAACGGCCGTGCGATCGTAGCTGGCTTCGGCTTCATATAGATTTCCTTCGAAGAGGATGTCCTGATCATGGTCTGTGAAATAAAACTCTTGTCCATCCCGACGCACAATGCGCCAGCACGAAGCCAAGGTCGTAACCTCTTGATCGAGGTGATCCGAAAGAGCCTGACTGATCGTCTTCATGAGCTACGCGGCTTGAGTTCCACAAGAGGGATGGACGGCCACGACATGAGTTCCCAGTCGTCGTGGGCGATCTTGATTTCGTCGGTAGCGAAACGCACCGGGACATCAAATTGGCAAGCGATCTCAAACACTGCACCATCGTCATCGTTGCTGCGGTTGGTGATGACGCCGGTATTGGTATTAAGACGGGAACTGGTCTGATCGCCGCTAAGGAGGGTTCCATTGCGCCACAAAATTACCGTTCCCGGCACGATCTTGAGAATCGGTCTATCGTATGCGTAAGCCGTCAGAGGTTCATATCGTTTGAAGACTTGCAACGTGGAGGTGTTGCCCGCATTGCCCATAGTCCCGATTGTCTGACGGGGCAGTTCAAAATCCATCCAGTCCTTGAACCGGAAACCATAGGCCTGCCCACGGCGAGCGTAGAAGAAATCGAGCACCTGTTCCATCTGTTCGCGTTGCTTGATGCCGTATGAAGCATCATACATAGCGCGAGCCAAGGACCATTCGACGTTGCGCTGCTCATGTCCCGAAGCGAGTTCAAAGACATTGGTCTTGAAGCCGGGGCCGCCCGAGGAGCCATACGAGATGTCCTCGGGGAACCGCACTTCGTGAAATTGTGCGATGTCCATAACTAACCTAATCTGAAATGAGACGACTGGCTACAGAAGATTGCGCCCGGTGTCAAGCGAAAATTACCCCCGGTTGCGGGCAAAGCTGCGCTGAGCCACCATGTGCATGTCGGTGACGACCTGCTGACGACTCTTCTTGAAACTGTCTGCATTCGGAGTAGAGATGTTCCAGTTGTTCACGATTGCTTGCCCGTTTCCACCACCGTTCGGCATCTCGACCGGAATCTTGCGACCACGGCTGAGCGGCACGACTGCTTCGTTGTCGTGAAGGATTGCTGGCATACCGCCTCTGGTATTGGTAGTCCCGGCCGAGAACTTCGGTGCGTTCCGAAACGCGGCCGGGCTGATAACGGCGGTCGAAACCGGTGAGTTAGAATAACCACCTTCCGAAAACAGTCCTGCCAGCACGCCACCAATTCCACCGGCAGCACCACCACCGCCCATGAGCATTTTCTGCATGAGCATGGTGCCAAACATGACGGCCACTTGAGCGATAGGGCTCTTGAACGACCCAGCAAATGCAAGGCCAATCATCGGCATCATGCTCGTCATGGTATCGCCAAAGCTTCCGGCTGTGACTTGCGCCGTTTCCTCGATTGCCTGTTGTGCGCCACCACCCAGCGGGGCGCTGCCGTGGCCGCCGAGGGTAAAGTTGTCGTTCGAGGCTGCGATGCCACCTACGGTGACCGTATTTCCACGACCATCAGTGAAACCACCCGTGCGTGGGTCGATTGCGATACCGCCGTGAACAAGCTGGACAAACATCGGGAGGCCCGGCGAGGTGCCAAGCGGATCAGCTTGTTCTGCTTTGAAATCATGTCCAAGCGCTCCTAGAAAATGTCCGGCCATAGTTGGATTGCCGTTCTCAAGTTCATCAGCCGAGAACATCATTTCACCGAAAGCGCGAGTGATGTCCTGTGCAGCGAAACGAACAAGCCCCTGCTGGATCGTGTCGAAAATCGCTTGGAACGAAAACTGACCCGTTGTGCCGAGGCTGAACAGTTGATCTTCAAGGCTCTGGAAGATATTTCGGTCAAGCTCCTGCGCTGCCTGTCCTGCCGTCTGGATGTCGTTAAGGTAGCTGCGAACGCCGTTGTTCTCGAAGAACTCCTTGTTACGCTTGAGTTGGTTTGCAAGCTCCTGTTGCTTGATGATCTGCTGTTCGAGGCCGTCGATCATGCCCTGCGTAAGCGGGCCGCCGGGCGAACCTGCACGCAGGTAATCGGTTACTGCCTGCTGGAGCATACCATACCGATCGGCAAGCTGGTCGGTCAGGCCAGCCAGCGCCGTCTCGTTGCCGAGTTCGAAAAGGAGATCGCCACCAAACGTGTTAGCCCGTTCAGCCTCACGCTGAGCAAACGCCGTAGCGTGCCCGGCTGCGCGGATTGCCTCAGCAACCTCTTCGGCCGAAAGGCCGAGGTTTCTGAGTGCAGCATCGAGAGTAGGAGCCTTACCTGCCAAAGCGAGCACGCGATCGGCAAGGTCTTCCGACGCGTAAGCAGCGTCCAATGCGCCCGAACGAAGCTCTTCCATGAACTCGGCGAACTGGTCGGTCGGCAGCGCAATCTGGGCGAATGCGGTCATTTGGTCCATGCCATCGGCCATGGCTTGCAAACGCGGGATAAAGCCGCCCGCAGCGTCGATTACACGCTTGACGTTATCATACTTGAAGTCCAATGCTTCGATCGTCGCGTCCTGAACACTGCGCTCGTAAGCGGTTTGCTGAGCGACGAGCAAATTGATGATGTCGTGGACGTTGTGGTCATACTGCTCAGTCAGGGTTTTCATGACGCCGGAATCAAGATTCCCACCGTCCTGCATCGTATCGATCAGCGCCTGAACCGAAACTTGGCCATTAGCGGATTGCGCCTGCACGTTGGTAATGAACTGCTCGTAACCCTTATCATTCAACAGGACACGCGACTGTTCGCGAAGGCCGCTGACGAAATCGAAATAGAGCGAGCCTACTGGGTCCACGTCGCGGAACGACTGGAGCAAGCTAGCGATCTCACGCTCGATGCGGGTAAGCTCACGGGCGGCGCTGTCAGCGGCGCTGCGGCCACCGCTGCTACCACCACCTTCGTCTTCCTTCGGTTTTTCCGGGCGAGCGAGACCAGCTATCTTATCGATCTCTTCCTTGGACATCATGGAATAATCGCGGTCCGGCATGGCCCCAGCACCCGTCTGGCTGGCCAGCGCAGCGCGTCCGGTTGCGCCGAAGCTGTTCAGCATCGAGTTGACGCCGCCCTGAGCGGCAAGGCCGCGTCCGACGTTTGAATAGAACTTGTCGTAATCAGCGCCGCCGAAGGCGAAGTCACCGAAGGCGACCGAGAAGCTTTTACCAAGGTTGGAACCGAGGTTTGCCGCCGCGTTGTAGGCACCTGTGAAATCTCCGGTGAAGAGCGCGTAGAGCCCCTTACCGATGTTTCCAAGGATGTTGTAGACTTCACCAGCCAGTGCGATAAAGGCGCGGCCGATCGCTTCAACAGCTTTGTTGAAGGTGTAAGTCATGCCGATCGCGAAGTGCGCAAACGCCTTGGAAAGGTCTGAGAGATTGATACTAAACAGGCCAAGGAACCAGTTGATCCCCTTGCCAAGCTCAGTCATGGCCCACGACCACCACTTAGCGATGCCCTGCGTCGCGCTCAGCCACATGCCGTAGATGATTTCACTGGCGCTGTAGTTGACTTGGACTTGGTTCTTAACCGAATCATTGGCAGCTTGCGAAGCAGCGGCCCACGCAGCGGACAGGCCCACGCCAATCACACCAGCCAGACGAGCCACAGCCGGAGCCGCGCTCTTTGCTGCGCTGGCAATTCCGCCGATACCACGCCCAACTGTGAGCACACCGCGCCCGACCGCTGTAGCGTTCAGGACAGCCATGGCATTGCTGAGGCGCGTAACGCCTGTAACCACAGCCGGGCTGCTAATTTGAGCAAGGCTTGTGTAGAAGCTCGTGAGGTTCGTCGCTGCGAGGGCGCGGCTGGCGAATACGAGATCACGCATGTATGGCACCATACGCATCGCAGCGCCGCCCGCACTGATGAGCGGCGAGACTAGGAAGCGCCCGATCTGGAGCGCACCTGTTACAGCCATGTAAGTAGCAAGAATGCGGACGCCCGTAGCCAGCGGGCCCTTGATGTCATCCCAGTTGTCGCGGACAAAGATGAAAGCTTCCTTGACGCGGTTGAGCGCACGATAAAGTGTCTCGCCCCACGCTTCGGCAAACTCTTCAACCTTCTCAGGCGAGATGCTGTCAGCGATCTCACGGAACAGTTCAGCAAGGCCTTGGTTAGCCCCAGCCTGTCCAATCAATTGATAAAGCGTGTTGATGTTCGAGCGCAGACGCGTCATCTGCACATCAGGGCGCTTCATGGCCTCTTCGAGAGCCGGACCATACCGCTCGCGGAACGTCTTTGCCATAAAGGCCAGAACGCCCTCAGCGTCGATGGCCTTATCCCTGAGGCCTTTTTCCAGAGTCGTGCCGAGGCTCGCGGCATACTCAGCCGCAATACCCATAGCACCCGGAAGGTGTTCGTTAAGCTGCTGGTTAAGTTCTTCGGCTGCAAGGTAGCCTTTGTTCATGACCTGCTGCATAGCAAGCAGAACGTCGTTTTGTCGCTCTGTGGACGTGCCCAGAACGGTCATGGCCGTGCCGAAGCCGGTAAAGATGTCGCGGGTCTGGGCAACCGAAATGCCTGACTGATATGCGGCGACCGACAGGCGGCCGAAGCCTTGGGCTGCGGTCACCGAGTCGATACCAAGACGGTTGGCCGTTTCGTTTACGAATTTAAGCTGTGCGTTGGCGAACCCAGCCTCGGTCGAGATAACGGCCATCTGCGACTTGAGGCGTTCACCTGCGTTGGCGGCCTTGGAAAAGCTGGTCGCAAGCTCAGCAACGGTCAGAGCACCGAAAAGGCCACGCAGGGCCGAACCGATCTGGAAGGTAGCCGAGAACGCGTTCTGGAGACCCATCATCTCCACGCGCGCTTGGCGTGCCCGGCGACCCGTAGTGCGGAGTCCGCCGTTCAGGCCGCCGAGGCCCCCACGAAGGTGTCGTGTGCTTTGGGATGCGCTATTTGCAGCGCGGGCGATACGCACCAGCGCTGAGGCGAGTTCGTTCGCGTTGCGAGGCGTCCGCATACGGCCGATCGCATCCACGAAGTTTGAAAGGTTTTTGATCTGGGCCCCTGTAGGTGCCTTGAAGCCGGAAATTGCCGTGAGCGTCCGCGTCATGCCCGACACGTCGCCGATGCGAGCGCGTCCGAGGCGTCCTAGCCCAGTTGCGAAGAGGCCGAGGTTCTTCGCTTGGCTGGAGGTTGGAATCTTGATGTTCCGAAGCGCAATGCTGATCGAGGCAAGCTCGTTAGCAATACCCGAGATGCCACGAAGATGGCTAAGAGCCTTGAAGCCCGGCCCAGCGCGCTGCACGGCGTTGGAGAAGTCACGCAGCCGCTTGGACTGGGCTTGGCTAGGCGCACGAAAGCCTGCCATCGCAGCGGAGAGGCGGCTGACAGCATTTACCGAGCGAGCGGCGTTCGAAAGGTCTGGGAGACGCCCAAGCGTGCGGAAGAACGCTGCGGAGTTCTTTGTTTGAGCGGCGCTTGGGGCACGGAACTCACGAAGGGCCTTTGAAAGCGTGCTGAGCTTACGAGCGGACGAAGTGTCGATCTTGACATTGCCGATGTCCTTGATCGCACGCTTGAACTTGTTGATCTCCGTCCGGTTGGACGCGGCCTTGTTGACCCCATCCATCGTCTTCTTGACGTGATCCTCGAACTTATCGAGTGAGTTAAAAACGCCTTCGACAGCCGAGCGGTAGTCCCGAAAACCTTTCTGGACTTGGCTCGTGTCAACGACAAATTTCATGCCGTGCTGGTCCACGGATTAACTCACTTCTGTTGTCTGGGATCGGTGCGGACGATGCCTTGGTGGTGAATGTGTTGGTGGAGGTGCTTTACCTTTCCCGGCCATCTTGGCTTGTTCTTTCTTCCGTTCCTCATGGTGGCGACGCATCCATTCACGATCCAACCGATCGATCATGCGGACAAGGCGCTCCCGCTCGGAGGGGAGGAAAATCTGCTTGAGGCGGCAGTAGGCGTCGATTTCAGAGAAGGGAATGTAGGTGGCGTCGCCCATACCCACGGCTGGGCGACGCATATTGAGTTCGCAGAACGCTTGCCAAATCCAGTGGAGGTGGCGTCCAAGAATCGGCTCAGCGGCCAGAGTCTTGGACTTAATCCCAGTGATACCCTCGATTTCCTTGAGCCATTCCTTGTCCTTGACAATGGGCTTGCTCGTCCAATCGAGGTAGGCGATTAGTTTCCCACGTCGTCTTCCTCACGAGCGGCTTCGAACGATGCGTCGTCGGAAGCCATCTTGATGATGAGTAGGAAGAAGCCTTCCAGCTTCTTTTCGGACAGGAGGGCCTTGGCGGCGTCAACCGAAAACTCGATCTCGTTGCCGTCGGCGTCGGTGATGCCTTCCCAGCCCTTGATGATGTGCTCGGCAAAGAACCGCACGTTGAGGTTCTTATTCTCCTGATCGGTCAGCTTGCCCCCCGAGTTGAGACGAACTGAATACGGCTCCATCAGTTTCTCGAATGCGCGCTTGGCCTTTTCACCGCCTGTTGGGGCAAGGGTGATTGATGCGGTGTCTGAGAGCGGGAACTTCTTGGCTTCATCAACGAGGTTGGTGCCAAAGGCTTCATAGATATTCAGGGACATTTTTCGGTTTCCTATGTCGGGTAGGGGTGGAGGCGGCTCCCGACAAGCCGCCTCCGCGCCAGCGCAAAATAATAGTCGGGATGCTGGGGTTTAGGGGCAGTGTGTCGGTTACCACCCCAATCTGGTTAAATCGCGGTAATCGGAGCGGTCGAGGAGAAGCGATCAATCTGCATCATGCACTCGCTCACCGGGTCGCGGAACGCTGTGAACTCCATGTTCTCCATGACATCCTGATCGATGCCGCCCGGCGCGATCGGGTCCGATGCGATTTTGAACGCCGGGATCGTGAAGTAGTAGGTGTTCCCGTCGAGGTCGATGATCGGCCACGTCAGGGCAACCGTCTCGTGCTGGAGGAACTGGTCATACTGCTCGCCGTCAGCGAAGTAGGCTTCGACCGTGCCTGACAGGTTCAGACGGCCCGCTGCGATGCCAACCGGGAACTTCGAGCCCACGGCCTGTTGGTTACGCAGGTTGCCTTCGAGGCTGAACTGGATCGAACGGATCGCGGTTGCCGCCTGCGTGCCGTTGTAGGTCAAGGAGCCGACGTTTGCGGTGGCTGATACGACCTCCGTAGCCGGGGCTTCGAGAACCGTGTAGTTGGTCGTGTTGCCCAGCTTGTTAATCGCCGAACGACGAGTCTCACGTCCCATCGTCGTGGTCGAACCGGTGACAATAGCGCCAGCGGTGATTTCCATCGAAAAAGCACCCATGCGGAGGCCGTCTGCGATGAAATGCTGATCAACGTCGAAGAAACTGGTTTCGATCGAGGCCGACTGCGGTGTGATCTGCGAAACGTCGCTCGGGTTGCGGAGCATCGAGCCCTTGATCGTGATCGGGGCCGAGGCGATGATCGTCGGAAGATCGCGATCCACAACGATGGTGTCGTCAGTCAGGGCGGAGATCGTGTAAAAGCCACCCGTGGTAGCGCTTCCGCCGGAGAAGTTCGTGACTGCAAGCGTCGAGTCATCTTGGGTGATCTTGCCGCCCGTCTTGAAGAGGTTCTTGACGGTAACGACACCCAGAGCCGACGTAGCGAAGCAGTTCAGAGCACCGCTCGGGCGCAGCTTGTTGATCGCGTTGGCGAGGTTGGTTGCCGTCTCGGTGTCGTCCGCGCCGATCGAGAAATCAGTGTCGGCGACCAGAGTGACGCTTTCAATACCGTCGCTGATCGTGACGCTCTCCCCGACAAGCACCGTGACTGCGGTGATAGTGCCGGTTTCGTAACCGATACCCTCGACGAAGATGCGCTGGCCTACCTTGAGTTGACCTGCCGCGATGGCCGAAGCGAACGGGTCGGTGCCGCCACCGTCGATCGTGCGGGCGGTTGCACCGAAGCCGATGTCGGTGTTCTTGAGAATGATAACGTCGTTGGCGTCGGCCACGGTCGTATACTGGCTTGCTGCTTCGGTGACGAGCGTGGTTGTCGTGATCGTGATCGTAGTAACACCGGCCAAAAAGGTAACGCTTTCGATCTCGACGTAATCATTGTTCTGGATGTTGTTGAAGCCTGAGAGCTTGAGGCGACGCCCAGCCGTGAAGTAGGCCGAAAAATCACCGCCCGAGATGGCGATCGTGTCGTTGCCGGTGATCGAGACCTGCACGCCACGGAAGAAGTCGAACTCCATTGGACGCGACCATGTGCCCATCAGAACGCGCTGGAGGTCGAGGTCGGTGGTGCCTGCCGCAAATTCCCAGTTGATTTCACCACCGGACATTGCTGCTGTCTCGATGACCGAGGACACCATGCGATCAGCGCGAATTTCGTCGGAAACAACAGTTTCCTTGGTCGCAGCAAGCGACGAAGACGTGAAACGACGGTTACGAGTAACGCCGCTCGCCGGGGTTTCGCCCCATGCAGCGTTGCTCTCAATGATTTCGCGAAGGGAGGCGCGGTTGGATTCGGCGAGAAGCTTGTTTGCCATGTTCGGTTAAACCCTCAGTTAGGTGCGTGGAGGCATGGCCCCCGCATTGAGGGCTGGAAAAGAGATCATAATGGTAAACGAATATGGTCAACTTGTCAAGCAAAAATTACCTTTTACAACCAAGAAAACCATGGTTCCCAATGAATCAGATTGTGATCTGGACTGGCTCGATCGTGTCGCGTTCGAACGGCACCCGAACCACATAGCAATACCAGCCTGACGACTTTTGCTCCACATCGCCTTCCTCAGCCGCGCCAAAGCGATAAGACGAACCATCTGCATCGCGCCCCTGACGGAACTGGAACAGGTCTCGGAAAATGTCACCACCCCGTGTCAGGATCGCCGATCCGGAGTTCTTCGGGGCCCATAACGTAAGCTGCACGAAACCGATATAGCGGACACGCACGCGGCCGCGTCCTTCGCCACCCACGATGATCGGCTTGGGACCTGACTTGATGTGGAACTCTGCATAGGGTGCGTTCTTGGGAACATTGAACTCTTGGTTCGGATACGCGATCGGGCGGTTCACAAGCGCCGGGTTGGTTTCCGCCTCATTGAACATGATTGTCGTGAGGTAAGCGCGTTCTGTTTCTTTGCTCACGAGAGCATTCCTTTCGATCGCACCAAGGCGTTGATATACGAAGACGTGAGTCCGAACATGCCACCCGGCGAACGTGAGCGCAAGGGCGGTCCCGGAAGCAGTCCCTTTTCGAGACCAACAATGTCCGGAGAGTTGTTGGTCAGGTAAATTGCGGCGAACGGATTGGCGGTCAGCCCTAGCGTTGTAAGGCTCTGGGCTGCGGCCGCTTCGTTCACACCGCGACGTGGTTCTTGGCCAAGCGCCATGGAGTTTGTAGGGCCGGGCGGGCCGTTGTCGATTGCGTCGTAGGTGATCGAATTTGATGTCCCGATCGTCCAAATATAGTTTCGAACAGCCTGACCAGTGTTGACCGGGGTAACCGACTTGATGTGATTGTCGATCTCAGTCACCAGCCAAGAGACACGCTGGGCAAACTTGGCCTCAAGCTTGTCGATCGAGGCCAGCGCGTCACTGCGAGCCCGCTCCTTGCCGATAATGCCTGTGCGGGCCACGTCTTAGGTCCGGCAGATAAACAGTATCACAAGGCTCCCACCGGGCACCTCAGCACGTTTCTTGATAGTCCACTCAAGGCCCGATGCTCGAACGACTCGATCAGTGTCGGCTTCCGGGAGCCGTGCGAGAAATTTGCCCGGAATAAGAACCTTGGCTTCCGCTTCCATGACCTCATAGTTTCTCACGTCCTGATCAGTAACTTTACAGATGACGATATTCTGGAGAGGCACGTCGTCCTGATCGTTAGTGGTCGTGTCCGTGGCCGGGTCATAGACCGGCTGGCCGTTGATATAGCGCAGCGTGATGTTCTCGGTAAGCTCACCTTTACCGAGAACATTGGTGAACGCATTCGCCACCTGATCGTCGAGAAGCTTTTTGAAAGTCATTAGTGCTTGATGATCCGCTTAGGCCCACCACGGCCCATCGAGACCCAGCCAAGGCCACGCAGAATGAAACCGATCTGATCCGGGAACTTGTAGGTGGTGGCATACGGATCGAAGCGTAGCGTGATCACGTCGGCCTTGAGCATGGTGAGGTTGTTGTTGGTGTTGACTTCGTTCGGGTTGAACGTGATAAGGTGATTGGCCAGAATCGCCACCGCCTGCTTCACTGCCAGTGGAACAATGTCCTCGTCAACCGGAAGGTTCTCCCGGTCGGTCACGCCGCATCGAGGCCATGCAAGGCCTGATGTCTCATGCATTTTGCGGCCGTCCCACTTGACACGCTGGTCAAGAATTTGGCTGCCCCAGATGATGAGGTTGGCCTTGGCCACATCGTCCAAGAGTGTCCACGCGCCGTTGGCGCTGGCTTGATATGAGAGGATGTCGTCGATCTCTTCGACAGTCGCGTAGCTGTTGGCTGTCACGACGCCGGTGCCATCTTCGACTACGAGAGTTGCCATGTTTTAGCTCCGCTTGCAAAAAGCGCCCGGCAAGCTACCTGCCTGCCGAGCGCTGGGATGTGAAAGAAGGGATCGCTTAGTCGTTACGGCGGCGGCCACGGCGGCGAGAGCCACTGGCGTTGCTCCGCGAACGGTTGTTGCGGTTCGAGCCCATGTTGGAGGCGTTCTTTGCAGAAACACCGCGCCCACCGCTGGAGCTACCGCCGTATCCCTTGCCTTTAGGCATTGGTCAGTTCGACGATATTTTCGATGATGGTCTCGCGCTTCGCGAGGTGGTGTGGTTTGCGGCCGAACTTCTCTTCGATGTAAGCGGCGGCAGCATCACGGTCTTCAAGGTGGGCGAAATCTTCGGCGGTC